CACCAATTGCAGTTACAGTTTTATCTGTAACGGAAAGTGTCAATCCATTATTTTCCTTCTCAGTTGTGGTTATGGTTTCAATTTTCTTTCCTCTAATCTCTGCAATTTGTGCATTAATCGCGTCGGTATTAAAATTAATCTTTTCATTTACTTTGTAATCAAACCCTCGCTCAATTATATCAATTCCAGTTATATTTGAACCAGTTGTTGATTTGACAACAACATTTGGTGCTGATTTAGCATATTCAGATAAGAATGGATAATCTCTGAAATTGTCATTGATTCCAAGATGAGTTACCATCCGGTTGTATTCACCTGTGTTTATGATCTTATCTGATTGATCTGTGAAGTAATCATAATTGAAAGAGTCGGTAGCATTATAATGTTTTTTGGTAATATATGGGTAGGATGGAACCTCACTAGACTGATCCATGGTGGAAAAGTACACATATCTTCCCTCTTGGAATTCTGGAGTCTCACAGAATCTTCCATTATATTCATCAAGATCTCCACTACCCATGTTGTAGACATAATCTTGATCAAAGAATCCATTTGCTTTGGGTGGTCTCAAAGTTGAATCAACTATTGGATCCAACTTATAACTTGATTGCATTCTCTTGATACTACCAGAGACCCCATCTACTGGAACTGCATTCTCTTGTGCATATGGTCCATAGATTGGGTTTCCGTCATATGCCCATCCAATTATTGGAGAGTGCTTTAATTTAGTAGTATCAGTTTCTTCGTCTAGAGCACCGTCAATATTTGCATTTCCAGTAAATAGACTTCTATAAAATTTTCCTGCATAATACCCTACAAGTGCATTACTGTCATCAGGTCTTGATGACTTTTGCATAACATAATCTCTTGATTTTGATTTGAAGTTTGGATTTGATAATAATGACTTATATCTTTCAACATCATTAACAAACCACTTATGAACATTGGAAATGAATTTAGCGCCTGAACCAGTAGGAACAACAATCACCGCAGTGTTTGCATCCTTGTAACCTTTTCCTTTGTTAATGATAGTAACTGCGGTTATCTTACCGTTTGTTACGGTTGCTTCCAATTCTGCAAAATCACCATCTCCATCAACAGTTAATTTTGGAGGTGACGTGTATTCAGAACCACCATCCAAGATATACACAGTTTCAATTTGCCCATCACTATTCACAAGTGGTTTCAATGACGCATCCTTACCAGTAAGAAGTCTTGTATTCAATCCTTTCTCATAATTAATCAATTCACTACTTCCGAAAGAATTTCCACCATTTCTTATAAACACATCATCAATTCCACCAGTGATTATGGGTGTGGCAGATGCATTATAGTATGATGGTATTATAGTGCTACCAGCAGATACTAATCCATCAATAGTAATTGAGATTTCTGGATAACCTATGGTATGAATTCCTGCGCCAGTGCTCGTTAAATCAGCATATATCTCTTTATTGTAATTATCAACTGATACCGTTGTAGCAGTTCCTGCATGAGCAAGTTTAAACTTGTCTTTATCTAATGTTTTTACCTTATAGACGGAATCTGTATTCAATCCACCCACAGTATTAGTTGATTTGTATGAAACTATCTCACCATCAGAGAATCCATGATTTCTGGCATAAATGTAATTTTGATGTGTATTGATTCCCGTGAATGTTGAAAATTCATTCTTTGCAAATTCTGGTGGATATGGTTGGGAATCAATTTCAATCTTTCTTGTGGATAGTTTATTTCCTTGTTCTACAATATCAATTCTATCAATTATGCGTCTAATTTTTTTGGATCTAAACGTATGATCTTCTGTTCCAAAATTATCAAAATCAATTAATTTTGTTCCATTTACAGCATCACTTAATGTAGAAGTTATTGAGAATTTATCATCATCAACCTTATGAACGAAATAGGTTGCTCCCGATGAAAGTCTAGTTGTTTCAAAACCTACATTGGCACTGCTAATTCCAATAGGGGTTCCACTAGCGATATATGTTACTTCTTCTCCATTCAGGAATTTATGATCTGTTTGTAGGATTTGATTAGCACTGAGAGATACAGCAAAGTCACTAACTGATACGCTATGCGTAAATCCACGCATCTTTGCTTCAAGAACAGTTCCTGAGGCATTTCCTCCTTGTATTTTAACTGCAGGAGTTCCAACATAGTTAAATCCTCCTGAAATCAAGTTTATTGAATCGATATGTCCAGAACAATTAGCAAAGGCAGTGAATCCAATACCACCACTTACTGAAAGTTCAGGGACAAAGTTGACATCATATCCACTTCCAGAAGATATAACGGTAACTTCATCAATTTGACCATAGTTATATCTGTCAAGACCCACAGGAGAGTGAAATTCTATGCCATTCAATGAAACTCCAATGGGACCAGTAATTATGTTGTCTTCTATTTTATCTTGTGGAGTTTTAAGAAATCGTTTAAAATGATTCTGTGGTTTCAGTGATTTTACTGCATCTTGCTTGAATGAGTACAAATCAATAGGTGTAATTGTATGTGTAGAAACTCCTACTGTTTGAAATAAAACAAAAATATCATTTTCGATAGCAGGGTGCGTTAATGCAAGTCTAATCGTATTTGAATTTACTACATTTACAACATATGTACCTGAGGAAACATCACCAGCGGTATCTTTTGTACCTTTTGCTGGCATATAGTGAACTACCTCTCCATTCTCAAATCCATGATCATTAATTGTTATTTCACCTGTTCCTGTGATATTAATATCGCCGGTTGCAATTCCTACTGATCTATTTGGTACTTGTATGTCTGGATATGATGGTAAACCAGCGAACATTACATAGCAATTACCTTGATCGTCAGTAAATGAGTTTTGAATGTTGTGCATTCCAGATTCGACACCCAAATCTGAAACTGAATATCCTACTCTCTTTCTGAGAACATAATCCAAGTCTACATTGAGTGGTTCGGAAATGGGATCAATACGAACACTAGTTTCAGATGTAACGGCAGAGATATTGACATCTTCACTGACCAATGCACCACTTTTTAATAAAATATCAACTCTGTCGAACTTGTTAATGTAGTGTTTTACTTTTGTAGTAAATGTCAATGCTCCCAAATCAAGAGATTCCACATCAACATATGAAACGTTATTGTAGAACCATTTATTGAACCTAACATCACTATCATCGTACTTATCACCAAATGATTTTAAAGAAATTGAGTCTCCTTCTTTAAAATATTTTGTTTTACTTTTACCAACAATGTCTGAAACGGTTCCAACAACTCTCAGAGTTACTGGTTTGTCTGTATCGCCATTTTCAAATCCATAAACGAATCTGATATCACTAATTTCGGTATCTGGTTGTAAGGGTAAACCAATACCATCGCAGTCCAAGAATTGATTGTAATTTTTGCTCAGATATGTAACTTCATTGTATCTAATTCCATCAAAATAATAAAAACTGCCCGCTTCTGGAAATCCCATTGTGGAATCTACAGTTACAACTGTAGTTCCATTAGTTGCTTGTAATACTTTTGTTTTTTTACTAATTGTAAACTGTGTATCTGGAGATGCTCCGATTCCAAATCTTGGAGATGGTTCTGGAGCAAACGAAATTTTAAAATATTTCTTAGATCCAAGAAAAACTTCATCAATAGCAGCAACAGCACCACTTGCTGTTGGATCTGTAATAGAATCTTGTGATAATGTAGTTGCTTCTAACTTTTTTGGATCGCCTTCAATTGCTTCAACAATAATATCATCAGTTTTTACCCAATCTGCAGAAGAAGGTTGAATTGTTTGGTCAAATGGTTTTGTAATTTCGACTTTTTTTGCAAATAAAACATTAAACAGAATTTTTAACGCTGTTTCTGTTCCTTTTGAACTGAAGAAGTCTTTTGCTCTGGAAAGGATATTCTCAATAGAGACATTTTGGAACTGTCTCTCTTCAAAACCGGGAAGAAACTGATATTTGTGCTTTCTGTAAAATTCTTGAAGATATACGAAGTTTAAATTAGATACTAGAGTCCCTTGAGGATGGTCATCAACATCCGTTTTGCTAAATGTAAGATATTCTTGATTTCCGGAAGTCTCAATAGAAGTAACACCACTAAAACCACGAATACATCCAGTAAAAGAAGTCGCTGTTTTTCCAGTATATGTAATTACCTCATTCTCAATCCTCAATAAACCATATTGGTTAGGAAAACCAACAGTAGTGTTAACTTCAATAGTCTCATCTAAGTGAAGTACCGACTTGGTAAGTGTAATTGGAACAAAAGGTTGTCCAGTTGCTGGATTGATTGCTCCAATAATCAATTCAGCAAAAGATTCTACATTTTTTAATTCCGAAAGATGGTCTATAAGATAAATTGATCCATAGTCTCTCTCCTCAGAGATATAATATGATCTGAGGAAGTCAACAAATAATGGATTGTCTGTCGTAACAAATTCTGGCAGCAGGTTGTCCAGAATATTGCCTATTTTTACCTTTTTATCTGCCATTTCTTATCGTGTGAATTTTCTATAACTGGAGAAACTTGATGGTGGTATGTAGATAGTTCCAGACCTGTTAGATCCAGATGCCATAAGATCTTCTTTAAGAGTTAGTACGCTATTTCCTGTAGTATCTAGTACAATGTACATATTCTCTTTTGCCAGAATATCATTAGATTCTGGAACAACTTCAATCTCAATTCTATTTAAAAGATTTGTAGAAACGATATTTACAGGATAAAGAATAATCTCACCTTTATCATAATAGACTTTACCTGCGTTAGTATTGATGTATTTGACAGTATTTCCTTCAAATGTAAAGAATTTTACTGTTCCCATCTCGGTAGAACCATTATCAGGGAAGTCAGTAAGGTATACGTCGCCATCCACTCCTTCAATTTGGAATGCAGATGATCTAACATTAAATCCTTCTGTATCTGCATGAAATCTATTGCCATAACAAATTTCATAGTTGGCAAGTTGATTGTATAATGGAGTCATATTTCTCCTCATAATCAGATTTGTGATATTTGAGGTAATTCCCGTATCCACTCTATCAATGATTGACAGTAACTTACTATATTTGACTCTTCCACCAAAAGAATTGATATCTGCGGATCTTGCATATGTTTCCAATGCAAGTGTGATTCGAGATTGTAAGTCAGTTTTATTTGGTACAAAACTTGGATCATATGAAACAGTTGAATCGTATTCAACATACAGATAATGAAGATCAATAAACTCTTGCTTGATACCTGCAACAGTATATTTCTTTAAATCTTTCTTAATTGCGTCTTTTGTCACAGTTGAGATAACTTCACCATTTTTTGGTTTCACTGTGACAAAAACTTTGCCATATTGTGGTGGGTCAAGTTCTTCACCACCATATGCAGTGACTGATTCTACGTTTGGATATAGAAATGGAATGAGTGCAGTGTAATCATTTGCTGTAACCGCTCTATATTGCGACGAATAGACCCTAGGAGCAAGATATTTGATGCTGTCTATAGGTTCTATCTCATCTCCATTTGCTGCTGCTTGTACGGTCGTTACAGGGGACACTCCAGAAGTGATAACCTTCTGTGTTGCACCCTGAGTAAACTGCAAATGACCAGAAAAATTGAAATTTGTCGATCCATTTGCTGCACTTCCATTTGATACAATGTAAGTGATGTTAAGAGTAGACCCATTTTCGGGTTTTTTGCCCAAAATTCCGTCACCAAACAGAATTTGATATTTTTCGTCCTCAATTTCTTGTATTAAGAACAATCTTGATGTCGAATCAACGTCAAATATGTTTGCATATGGAATAAAGTTCTCAATACCAGATCCAACAGTCTCTACACGGATCGTTGAAGTGTCAATATTTGGATTTGGTAAGATATATTTCGGTGCTAACTGAGAATCATCGATTGTAAATGATTTTCTGAGTAAATTTCCTTCAAAAATTTCAATATTTGTAAAAGAAGCGATGCCACTGCTATTTGGAGTGACTGTAATGTCCTCTGGAATGGAAAAAATGAAGTTTCCATTCTGTACTGAACCCAATGCAACCACTCCTGCCTTCAATGTGACAGTTCTAGCAGCGAGTGCGCTTACATCTACGGTAAAACTTATCCTTGCAACTGCTGATTTTATGGATCTGGGGACATATCCGATGTTTCTCGCCAAAGAAACCACATTTTCACGTACAGTTGCACTGTCAATGAACGATTCATTGACTGCCATGTTAGTATTATAGGCATTAACGTAAGAATTATACGCTAACGTGTCAATCAGAACAGAAAAATTCGACCCTTCAAAGTCAAAATCAGTAAAATTTGAGTTTGCCCGCAGATATTCCTTTATCTGGACACGCAAATCTTGGAAATCTAGGTTTGTAAACTGATTAAATGACATTATACTCTAGTGGGTTGTAATAGAAACTCAATTTCTTGAGTTGGAAGTGGCAATCCAACAATGTCATATTCAATTTGCACAAAAATACTGTTACTATCGACTTGACTTTGTGCAAAAACTCGTGTTACTGCGATTCTAGGTTCAAAATTTCTCAGTAAAACTTCAATTTCGTCTTCTAAAAAGTCAAAAGATTCTTCATTTATCAATTCAAACAGGGTGCTCCCTAATGTTGTGCCCAAAAACGAATTAAAAAATCTCTCATTAACTTGAGTTCTGACCAAATTAATGACAGATTTCTTAATTGCGTCTTCATTTTTGATTATAGTGATATCATTTGTCACAGGATGTCTTGTAAAAGACAAACTTATATCTCTAAAACCTCTAGAAATCGGGACTGCCATCCAACCTTGATATACTGTAGTATATCTATAATAGTTTTTAGTATTTATTGAGGTTTAGTAGCGATCTGGAATGTCTGTATACTCCTCCGGATTGAAAATTTCTTGCTCATTTAGATCTTTTTTCTTTTTTGCTTTATTATACATTACTTCATTCAGTTCCAATTCTTCAGGATCCCGTCCTCCAGCGGCACCTTTCCAGTAATCTGTGATCAGACTCGTTGTTCCCCACATTTCTTTCATGTAATTTGTGTCCCTATCTACGTGATACTTTGCCATCGTTCTTTTT